CGAATGGTGGCAGATGGACCCGCCCGGCCAGCCGCACACCTTCGACATGGTCCTGACCCTGACCGGCGATGACGGCGAAGCCGCCTCGCAGCGCTTCATCGAAGAGGTGATCGAGGAGGTCGCCCGCACCAAGCCCGCGCGCTCCTGGTTCACCGTCACCCAGGGCTTCGCCGCCAAAGGCGTCCAGGCCATCGCCGCCGCCGCCCGTCCCGCCGTTTACCGCCGCCTGCAGCTGTCCGAGGCCGTCTGATCATGTCCGGTTTCCAGATCACCATCACTGACGCCGGCCGCGCCGCGCTCATCAACGCCCAGAACACCGGCACGGTCGCCTTCGTCCTTTCGGAGATCGGGGTCTCGGCCCAGGCGATCGCCGACGATCTGGCCAGCCTGACCGCCTTGCCGAACGAACGCAAGCGGCTGGCCACCATGGCCGGCGACGTCGTCGCCGACGACACCCTTCATGTGACGATCCGCGACGAAAGCGCTGACGCCTACGCCCTGCGGTCGTTCGGCCTCTACGCCTCCACAGGCGTCCTCTTCGCCGTCTACAGCCAGTCCGACCCGATCCTTGAGAAGTCGGCCGCCGCCATGCTGCTTCTGGCCGTCGACGCGCGGCTGGTGGCCCTGGGGACGGCCAACGTCGAGTTCGGCCCGGCCGGCTTCACCCTTCCGCCGGCCAGCGAAAACATCGCAGGCATTGTTGAGATCGCCACCGACGCCGAGGTGGATGCGGGTCTGGATCCCTGGCGAGTGATCACCGTGCGGACGCTGAAACGCGCGCTTGGCGCCCTGACCAACTTCGCTCTCAAGGACCACAAGCACGATGCAGCTGATGTGGAGACGGGTACGTTTCATGCGAACCGCATCCCTGAACTGCCGATGTCGCGCATCGGCGGCCTGATCGCTACCTTGGCCGACAAGGCGTCTGCCCTGCACAGCCACACCATGGCGCAGGTGTCGGGCCTGGTCGCTGCGCTGGCTCTGAAGGCCGACCTCGCGAGTCCTGCTTTCTCGGGCACTGCGGCTTTCGCGAACGCTCTGGTGAACGGCGTCCTGTCGATCGTCGGCCCGGCTCCCGGCAACCGCCGCATATTTTTCAAGACCGATGCCGCCAACCGCTGGGCCATCAACGTCAACGGGGTGGCCGAAACCGGCGGCAACTCCGGTTCGCATTTCACCGTCGAGCGGTTCGACGATTCCGGCGCCTATGTCGATACTGCGTTTCACATCAACCGAACGACCGGCCAAATCACCATGCCCCAGCGGCCTGGCTGGGCGGGCGCCATCCCCTGGGATAGCGTCAACTTCAACCCCAACGCCAAGGCGACCTTAGGCGCCAACGCGCTCTTCCGAGACGTGATTGCCGCCCGCAACGCTGTCGATGGCGTTTACTACTTCGGCAGCGACGCAAGTCGATGGCTTGCCTACTCTGGCGGCCGCTATGAACTGATCGGCCTCGGCGGCCTGACGGTGAACGGTCATCGCGCCTGGACCGCCGAGCACTTCGACGCCGCCAATCTGGTGACGATCAGCGCCACCGGCTTGGGCAAGACCGGCGCTGGCGCGTTCATCACCTTCGGCAGCCCCCAAAGCTATGGCGTCCTCCCGACGGGATTCACAGCAATGGTCCCGCCTGGGCAGCCGGGCATGCCCAACAGCGGCTACTCCTACTTCTCAAAGATCGCCAGGAGAGACGCCGCTGATGGATACGCTGCTCTTGTTGTGACCCACACCGCCTCGGCTGGTGATAAACCCGAAGCATGGTTCGGCGGATCGCACTCCGCAAACGAATGGCCGTCGTGGGCCAAAGTCTGGACAGATCAGAATTTCAACCCGGCCGACCGTGCCCCCGCCCTTCACTCTCACGACTGGGCGCAGCTTACGGGCAAACCTCACCTCGCCACCACGGACGGGACCGGCGTTTCTTTCGGGTCGTGGAACTTCGGCGTGGCCGTTCGGGTGAACGGATCGGACTGGCGCTACCTGCCGAACGACGCGCGGGTCGAGGAGATCATCAACTGGCGCGCGGCCAACAACGCCGAGACCCTTACAGGGGCGCTGACGCACAAATTTGTCAGTCCCGCCTCCCTCTGGTCGTTCGCCCGCGCCATCGGGCCGAACGGCTACCAGCAAATCCCCGGCACCGATCTGATCATCCAGTGGGGCGTCTCGAACGGCAGTCACCCTGAGGGCGCAGTCCACGCCGCCCTGCCGGTCGCCTTCGGTGGCGGCTGCCTGTTCGCCTGCGCCACGCCGCGCAATGCGGGTCAGGCCTACGGCATGGACTTCGTCATGCAGATCGTCGGCCGGTATCTGGATCGCATCGTCTTCTACGCCAACCGCGGCAACAGCAACGCGGGCAACATGTCGGGCTACGAATGGATGGCCGTCGGTCTAGCGCGCGGCAATCCCGACCCTGTTTACAGCACCGGCTATCCGCCCGGGGGCGGGGGCGGCGGCGGCGAAGATCCCATCATTCGACCGGACGTCTGATCATGAGCATTGTCTTCTGCCCTACCGAGCGCATCTTCATCGATCCGAACCTATGGCCGCACGGTTTGCCCGACGACATCATCCCGCTCAGCGCCGATGATCACGCCCGCATCCTGACGGAGCTTTCCACCGGCCTCATCTTGTCGGCCGACGAGGCTGGCCAACCGATAACGGTCGAACCCCCGCCGCCCTCGGACGAGGCTCTGGCGACCTTGGCTCGCCGCCGCCGCGATGTGGAGATCGCCGCCGTCCGCTGGCTGATCGAGCGTCACCGCGACGAGCAGGCCCTGCAGATCGCCACCACCCTGACGCCCGAGGACTATCGCCTCGTCCAGGAACACGTGCAGGCCCTGCGCGACGTGCCCGAACAGGACGGCTTTCCCCATGTGATCGACTGGCCGGTCCTCGCGCCGGAACTGTTGGCGACCGGCGAATGAAACCGCGCCCTTGTGGTGCGGGGCGGACCTGACCACAGCGCGCGCGCGAAAGCGGGCGGACGCTGCGCCATCGTTCGCGCCATGCGTCGCCCCGCCCCGTCTTCATCTGCAGCTTCGACCAACCGCGCCCTGGCGGACCTGGTGCGCGAAGGCGTGGTCCATTCCGTCGATCTCGACGTCGGCAAGGCCGTGGTCCGCCTGGGCGATATACTGACGCCGCCGATCGACTGGCACATGCCGGTCGGCGACACCACGATCTGGCTCCCGCCGACAGAAGGCCAGCCGGTCACCGTCGTTTCCCCCGAAGGCGACATCGAACGCGCCTACATCGCCGCCAGCCTGCCGTCTTCCACCATGGCGCCGCTCTTCCTGGGCGTGAGCGTCGGCATCCGTTTCAGGGACGGATCGATCCTGACCTACGATCCCGAGGCCAAATGTCTCCAGTTCGATCTCGCCGGATCCGCCGAGCTCGTGGCGCCCGACGGCCTGTCCATCCGCGGCGACGTCGCCATCGAGGGCGACCTGGACATTCAGGGCGATGCCCGCGCTTCCGGCGTGGTGACCGGCGACGAGGACGTCGTCTTCGCCGGCAAGAGCGCCAAGGGCCACAAACACCTCGGCGTGACCGCAGGTTCAGCCGTGTCCGGGGGACCGCAATGACCGGCCTGTCTCCCATCAACGGACGCGCGATCGCTTCGGACAGCGACGACTATGTGCGCCGTTCGGTGGCCGACGTCCTGACCACCCCGATCGGCTCGCGCGTCATGCGACGCGATTACGGCTCCTACCTGCCCCTCCTGGTCGACCAGCCGATGAATGCGATCACGCGCCTCAAGCTCTACGGCGCCACGGCGCTGGCGCTGATCCGGTTTCACCGTCGCTCCCGTCTCAAGGCCGTCCAGCTGACGACCGACGGCCCCTCGGCCGCCCTGCAG